ACAAAATCATGTGTCAAACGTGTTCATTCTAGGATACAGAGCTAAGACCGTCAGCGGCAGTGCCTGCGATTGCCTCACGTAGATCCTGTCGTTGTTGTCATAACCGCCGCGAAATTCTACGTCTTTATCGCCAGTAAAAAGTGGGATCGCCTGATCCATTGCCATGCTGCTGTCGCGGAACGGGATGCGGTCTAACTCGTCAGCCGCATTGCCGACTTCAATACCGACAGTCTCGTTTAGCCGCAGCGTGACGGCGTGGATGCGTTTCGGCTTGCCTTGGCTGGTGCCATCCTCAGAGCCGCTTTCGATCCGCATGGTCTGCATGTTGCTGGGGAACGAATACCCAACGGCTGCGGTTGTGCTTGAGTAGTCCAACGTGATCCCGCCGCCGCTGACTGTCTCATCAGGGTGCGTTGCGCCGTTTGCCAGTATCGTCACGCTTTGGCCTTCCAGATGGTACAGCCCGGACAAGCTGGTGGTGGCAGATCCTGAGTACGCCAAGCCGCCGTCCACAAAGAATGCGCTGGTGGTAACACTGCCAAAATCAAACACCTTCAGCACTTCGACATAGCGCTTCGTGACGCTGAGTTGATCGTGCGCTTGACGATCATGTATAAGTCATCATTCCCGGTGTCCGTGGGCAACGGTGCGATGCTTTCAACAACCGCTTGGCCGCTGCCAAACACGCCGCCTATGACATGCTTGTGCCAGCCCACAACATCTTCCTCGCGGCGATACGTCATGCCGCAAAGCTCGCCGTCGGCTCGCACAGCCCAGATGACGTTGTCCGGTTCCTGCTGCACGTCCAGCTGATCGAAGCCGCCTTCGCTGACGTGCTCCGCAAGCAGCGTCATGTCCGGGGCGATGTAGCCGTCTACGTCGTAGTTGTAGACCAGTTCGCGAATCTTTCGTTTCGCGCGTTGTAAAAACAACACCACGTTGCCGGTTGCCACCGGATCTACGTTGGCGGTGCCGTATCGCGTCTGCCGTTTGATCTGGATCGTCGTCGGTGTGATCGGATCTGCGGTGCTGCCAGAACTCGCGATGAACTCGCCACCGCTGGTGCCAATCACCAGCGCACGACCTGGGGCTAAGTAACGGATGATGTTCACCTGATCGGACGCGATCGTGTAAATCATCGCGTCGGCGTCTTCTGCGCCGTCAGCGAACTGCTCAAACCCGCCCGCTTCCGAGAAGAAAATTGTCTGCGGCTGCGCTGTTGTGCCAGCAAGAACCAGCCTCTCCTCGAAAAAACAGATTGCGCCAGGGTATCCTGTGGTCTCAGAAAAGGCGCCGAGGCTCCACTCGTCGGTAGCCTCTAGTTTGCCCGCGATCGTAAATGAACTGCCTGCACTTTCGTTTGCCAAGTCATCCGAAGGCGATGTCAAAATGGTGTCATCAGTAACATCGACGATCAGGTAGTCGCCGTCGTTTGACGTTGTGCCGCTAACCGTAATGAACTGCCCGGGTTTGAACCCTTCGTCTTGAAAGTTTTTTCCAGTGTCTACGATGCGATCGTTGTGTTCCGCCCCCGTGGCCGACGGGTCACCTTCTTTGAACGAGATCGTCGTCGCCGTGTAACTCGGCAGCAACTCAGCGTCGCCAGCGAGGTTGTCCTGCACGGTCGCGTCGACCACCGTCGCGCTTGTGTACCCAGTGATCTTGGCGAAGCCGTCATGGATTTTGACGAGCCTGCCCACGTCTGTGCTTGCCCAAAGGGCCGCGCTTGCGGTGAGCGTGATGCTGCCACTGCGACCACTTGCGGTCAGCGTTGTCGTCGTCGTGTTTTCGTCGAGGAACGGACCAAACTCAAAATCGACTTCTGTCAGCGTCCAGGCCGTGTGGCCGGTGCGCGTCAGCTTCCGCGGCGCGTAGTCAGGATGCACGATGTACATCGTGTCTGCGCTCTGGGCAAATCTCAGTTCAAACAGATCTGCCGTCACATACGGCGTCGAGATTTCGTAGGGCGTGCCGCCAGACGTGATCTGTCCATTGTCTTTATAAAAGCGGAAGTACTGGTTGCCCGCTTCGATAATGTAGGTCTGCTCGGTATTAAACTCGAACGGTATCAGCCGCGTTTTTGCACTGTTGGTTTTTACACCGGCAACGTAATAGCTGCCTGGTCGGCGCGTCGCGCCTCCGTGCGGATGCACGACAAAATTCTCCAGCGTCGAGCAACCATTGCGATACTTAGACAAGTCAAACCGACCGTCCAGCCGCGGGCTAAGTTCTCCAGACGTGAAGTTGGAGAACGCGTAACTCAGTCGCGCCATTAGACTCTCGCGTTGATGAAGTCGGTCGCGCCAATAACGTCAGGCGTTCCTTCTGTCGCGTCGATGAAGCGAGCCTCCGACAGCTTCGCCTGGTAGACGCTGTACATGTTTTGCTGCAAGCCAATCGAGTTGGCGATTGGATACGCCAAGTCAGCTGCAAGCGCGGCTGCGACCGCTTCAGTCAGCAGCACGTCGTATTCGTTGGGGTCAGTAATGCGGGCGATGTAGCGGATTTTCATCGCGCCTTCGTCGGTCAGAACCTTGCGGCCCTCGATGACATATTCCACGCCGTCCTTCTCACCCTCAACTTCCAAGATGCGCAGGCAGTAAGGATCGGCAGGCAGCTGATAGCTGTAGGCGTATTCCCATGGAGGCGCGTCGCTATCTTGTGCAAGCGTGGCTCTCTTAATGAGGCAATTCCAAGGATGAGAACGGAAGACAGCATCGCGCACGAACGAATAGCGCTGATTGCACAGACGGCCTGCGCGGCTGTCTTCAGTGAGCGCAATAATGTTCGACGCGCCAATGTTGTTCAACGCGCTGTTGCAGATGTCGACAGCTGATGCCATTGCCCAATCCTAAAAAGAAAAGGGGGAGCCGAAGCTCCCCCTGTCCTGGTGGTTAGTCCACAACGTAGAACATAACCAGTTCGATGGTGCCTGTACCCGAGGCGCCTGCGAGTGAGACAGTGACAATGAACTCGTTGTCCTTCTCGGCCTGGTCAATGTCGACCTCAGAGTTGCCGCCGAGAGCGAGCGTCGCAGCCACGTCATTGCGTCCAGCAGAAGTGGATGCAGTGGCAGCGAGATACTCGTCCACGTCAGCAGCAACGGACGAACCCGATGCGTCGGTGTAGGCGGCATGCCCAACCGACAGAGTCGTGGAAGAACCCAGCGCGTCGTTGAAGAGATAACCACCGACGATGCGTGCGCCATTCGGCAGCGCAAACATTTCGATGTCATCACCAGCAGACAGGCTGCTGGCTTCATACGTCGCGTAGGCCACACGCATGCGGCCAGCGATCTGGTTAGCTTTCACGAACTCGGAAGGATCGTCCTGCGTCAGGTCGGTGCGGACATTAGAATAAACAGTAGCCATTCTTCAGTCCTCCTAGCTTTCGTCACAGAGGATCTGGACGACTTTTTCCTCTTCCATGCGGGTGCTGCCGATCGACTGGCAGTAGTACACCTGCGTGGAGTAGGACTTGTCGGCCCGTTCCTCAATGCGTGACATCACGTCCTTGCCAACGGCAAGCATCATCCCATCCTGCGCCCATGCAAAACAGGTGCGGACGCTAGAGGCAACCGCCAACCTATTGGAAACATGGAAGGAAAATCCCAGATACGCGTTCAACTCTCCGCGAGCAAGCGCACGCACAGTGTTGAAATCGCTCGATTTTACCTCGGTCGTATTCAGCAGGGCGCTGATCTGCGACGGAGAGCAAACGATGTGACGCGGGATGCTGGGGTCGATGTCAGCCGAGTCCATCACTTCCTTCGCGGAAAGCAGCTTTGCGATGGTGAGATTTGCACCACCAGCAGCGATCTGCTGACCTGCCGGGAGAGAGGTAGACGTGCTGCCCGATTTGCCGGTCTTGGAAGTTCCAGTCGCGGCGGCAATGATCTCATCGTCGATCGCACGGCCCATCGCCGCGGCAGCTGCCTGGGCGTAGGTCGATGTCGGATCAATAAGCATGCGAACCTTGTCCGCATCATCGATGAGGTCGGCCCACTCATAAGTCTCCAGGGTCACCTGGCGGCGTGAGTGGGGGGTCTCGACGAGTGGCGTGTCACCGTGACGGCTCGTCCGTTTAACGGCTGCGACGGACCCAACCTGGTCGAAAAATGCCTTTTCGCCAGTTACGGATTCTTCGCGAACCGCGCCACGGAGGATGCTGCCACGCTGCTGCGAAAGCAGAGCCACGTTCGACGAGAACTGCTGCGAAAACGCAGTAGTAATCTGAACGCTCATAGCGTTACTCCTTACATGGTGGTTTGAGAAAAATCGGTCGGCTCCCCGCAAACACGGACCAAACCTTCGCTATAACGCTGCGATCGGCGACGCTTCTTTTGCGCTAGCACAGGACCGTTGCCGGCTACCCTGATGTCTCTTAGGCGGCTTCGCCGCCGTAGAGCATTTCGTACAGGCGATTGCGCTCCTGCATCATTGCCGTGTGCTGCGGATGCGCGTTGCTCCACAGCGGGCTGTCAGGTGCCTCAATCTCCCGAATCTTTTCGTTGATCTCGGTCGGTGTCATCGACATATCCGACTTCTCAATCCCGGCGAAATCGTCTTCGCTGACCTTGTTGCGGATGTACTCACCCACCGCGACCATCGCTTTGATGAAGCCGGGGTTGTCGCCGAGGAGCGTGCCGTCGGACAACTCAATCTCGGTCATCTCTTCCCCGCCGAAGTTCTTCACCAGGCCGTTTGCGAGCGCCATGCGATCGTCAAACGCTGGCCCAAACTCCTTGCGCAAATCTGCGCTGACCTGATCTCGAACCATATCCAGATCAGGACCGGCTTCCGCCTGCGCGCCTACCATCTCGTTGTAGGCCGACATAAGTTGCTGGGCCTGCTTATTGTTCAGGCCAATATCGTGAGCGGTCGACTTGAACCAGTCGACCATGTTGCCGTCTGCTTCTTCTCCGGCGTCTAGCTGATACGCCTCTGCCGACTCAGGTCGGCCCAAGCGGTTGTACACTTCAGCCCAGTCATCAGCGCTGGCTTGTTCACCAGGCAGCGGAATCTTGTCCCGCCCGATCATGCTGCTTGCGTTGACGTATGCCTTCGCAAGATTCTCAACATCGTTAATCGGCCCGAGTGCCGAATGGCCTTTAATGTCTTCGGGCAAATTGTCTTTCCAGTCTCCAGACGGGGCTACCTCCTCTTCGGAGACCTCCGCTACCTGTTCTTCGTCAG